AATGTAAAAACTACACGTTTGATTGATATTTTCGCCAATCAAGCAGGATGCGAGATGGGCCCACATATAATCGCATAGACCGGGTGCGGGATATAGCTGGTTCATATATTCGTATATTTCAATGATCATTGTGAGAATCTCTTTTTTCATATCCCCATAATCAAAGTCTGGTTCTTCCATTAACCTTTTTGCGACTCTTGTATATTCTGCGATATCTTGAAAATACTCATTGTTGGTGCATTTTGTGATGTAGTCCTCAGGAACACCCGCTCGAAATGTCTTGGCCTTTATATCTACGACGCCATTGCTAAAACACATCAAATATTTATTGGCATCCGTTTTTCGCGAAAAGTTGTCATTGTAGAAAATCTCCATAGACTCTCTGAAAATATTGTTCTTGTCAGATGTTCTTTTTACCTTTATACAAGTACTGTTGACCTTTTTGAGTTGTTCTGTCAAATAGCTGTGACGATCGGCATCTTCCGCATTTACGTCTTGCATCTCGTTGACAATTAACTGCTGTTTTTCAAAGTATAGTTGGTAAACCTCTTCTGATATTTTATTACGAATACTCATACTCTTGTCCTCCTTCCATCGATGATTCTCAAAAACATACCACGTCTTCATACCTATATTTACACAACAATGTGTGTGTTTATTCATATGATACAAGACTTTTGCAATATCGTAATCAGTGGCAGTACTCGTAGACAGTGTCTCGTCGATATAGTGATTGAGCGAGGAATTCTTCACTTCCAGGAATTTATCGAGCGGAGCATCGTTTTTTGCCCAATAAATGATCGAGTTCTTTGTGAGAAGATTTGTTGTAGTCTCCTTATTAAAGTAGGTATTCCATTGACGAAACAATTCGGGTATTTCTCCGTAATCAAATGTAGGATTTTTAGCTCGAAGCATCACCCACGAAAGAAACATACGATCATCCGTATGTTTCAGAGCAAAAGCCACCTGACGATTCTTCAGATGCGAACCATCTTCATAATAACTAGCGGGTAATATTTGTGTATATTCGTGAATTTCTTGCATCCAATATTCCGAGCTACCGAGATTTCGAAATATATTGTTCACCGCTTTCACCAACTGCTCGTGTGTCTTGATGTCTTCTAAATTCGGCGTTTCATCTTCGTCTATTATCTTAAACCGAATACAACTCTTTTTCTTGGGTTTTTGGGGAGTTTTGTTCTGGTCGTACTCGGCTTGTAACTCTTGCTTCATAGGAAATGCTGGGTGTTCCGTATACTGAGCAGAAATAATATGCAAAAGCTCTTTTTCTGCATTTTTAATATTTTTTTTGTCCAACGAAAACTGCTTGTCGGCTTCGTCAAATGTAATTACAAAATGATTTGTCAATCCATATGCTTCGTGTCCTGGCTTTCTAGAACCATACAACTGCCAATTTGTAGTTCCCTTGCAAATAGTGTCGTCGACAATATTCTCCCAAGAATTTGTAATTGGCAAAGGTGGTGTCTCACCATCTTCATCCCACATTTGTGGCAACTCTTGCAACACTCGTTTTCGTAGCATTACTTGCATTATGTGATCCATTTGAATTCCGATAATAATATGAATCCCATCCTTTGTCAACCCTTTTTCGACACATCTATTTACATCTTTCTTTTCTAAGATGAATGCGTGAAAGGGTGTGTCCGTAAATTGTATCATATTCTTGAGAGTCTCAAGATAAACAGTGAGAATATCCATTAAATGATCATTTGTATATAAACGGCTGTCCACATCCAACGAAAATTTAAAATCAAAATCAATGAGTATCGGGCCCTTTTCGCACTGTTTTTCAGTCAAATATTCGGGCCTTTTATCTTGAAAAACCTTTTTATAATACAATTCATAAAATACTCCCTTTTCGTCGTCAGGTATCAAGTAGGATCCCCCTATTACCCCTTGTGTTTTATCTCCAATTCGCGTGTGCGTAGGATTCTGCAGTACATTGGATGTTTTATTAAATTTATGCTTTGACAAGAAATCATCCAAGTTCTTGTATTGAGACGTCATAATGCTTTACTATATAATAATATTTTATTTTTATTTCATTTTTTTTAATAGAATGAAAAAATATATAACAGAAATATAAAATATTAAACCCATATTCAGAATACTAATTAATAAATGGAATCGCAATCCGAAAATACTATATTTATACCCAAAGAATGTGCAAAACGCCTGATGCAAGATGTGAAACAGTTGATAAAAAATCCACTACATGAACACAATATTTATTATCAACACGACGAAGAAAATATATTAAGAGGATATGCGTTGATTGTTGGGGGAGAAGGTACACCCTATTTTGGAGGATATTATTTTTTTGTATTTCATTTTTCTCCCAATTATCCATTTGAACCACCCCGTGTGGATTTCTGTACAAATGATGGAAGAACTAGATTTAATCCGAATTTGTATATCAACAAAAAAACATGTTTATCTGTATTAAATACGTGGAAGGGTGATAAATGGTCCTCTTGTCAAACAATATCATCTGTTCTTTTATCCCTTTCAACAGTGCTCTGCAAAGATCCTTTGTTAAACGAACCTCATATCACACCTATTCATAAAGATTTTCACACATATTCCAGGAGTATTGAATATGTCAACATAGATATCTCTGTCTGTGAAATAATATTACAAAATCCAATTTTGTATTACTCTTTTTTCGACAAATTTAAAGGGGAAATCGTCGAACATTTCAAAAAAAATGTGGATAAATTACTGGAATTTTGCGAAGCACAAATAAAGATTCCACATATATTGCACGTACACTTGTATTATATGAACACGAAGATTAACTACGAGAATCTTATTGGTAAATTGGAGAGTTGTAAATTAAAAATTGAATCTATTTAGATATTATCACATATTAATATAAAATGAAGTTCTGTAAAAACTGTGGAAACATGTACTATTTAACAGTATCGGAAAATGATGCAAAGTCGCTGTCTCTCTATTGTCGTAATTGCGGGGATTTGGAGAAAAATGAAACAATGAGCATTTGTATTCATACTACAAATAACGAAGTTTCGGATGTCACTAGTAATATCAATCAGTACACTAAATTGGATCCGACCCTACCTAGAATACGAAAAATGAAGTGCCCGAATAAAACGTGTGATACAAACACTGGGGATGTGCAAGCAGAGATCATTCTAATACGATACGACAATCTCAATTTGAAATATATTTATCTCTGTTCCACTTGCGATAATGTGTGGAAATCAGATGTATCTAAAAATAAAATTGAGATTTAATATTAAATAAAGATAATATATATAATAAAATGAGTTACTTTGATGATTCAGACGATCAATATGGTGGTGCAGACGACGATTCTATTTCTAGCGAGGAAGTGAATTCACAGAATGAAGAAGATAGCGATGATGGAAGCGAAGATTTTGAAAATGAATTCGCCCAAAAACCACATAGCCCAGATGGTTCTCCGATTGGTAGCCCACGCAGTCCCCCAATTGGTCCTCACAGTCCAGATATGCCACCTCCTGCACCACATAGTCCAGATATGCCACCACCTGACTATGGGTCGGATTCTGACGGTTCAGAAGAATCTAATAAATATGAAGTTTCCGAGAATCAAATAAATGAAGAATTTGATGCCTCTGATGATGAGCAAGACGAAACGTATTTACAAAAATTTAATAAAAATGTAAACAAAAATTATATTGCAGAAACCCACCCGGAATGCATAGTTCACAATAATCAAGAGATAGAGGCGCTTGCTACAGTGTACAGAGACGAAACAAATTCAATTATCGACGACAATCATAAGAGTTTGCCAATACTGACAAAATATGAGAGGACACGTATTATTGGTCAAAGAGCGAAACAGATCAATCAAGGGTCAAAGGCTTTTATCGACATCCCCGAAGGAGTTATTGATGGCTATCTTATTGCAGAGATGGAGTTGAGGGCAAAAAAGATACCATTTATCATACAGCGTCCTATGCCAAATGGTTCGAAAGAATTTTGGAAAGTGGAAGACTTGGAGCAAGTTGATTTTTAAAATATATTAAATATATGGTTTGTACATTTAATAAATGAAGGTTGCATTATGTTTTAATATTAATTACAAAAATATTTTGGTAAAGGAAAAATTGTGGAAGGAATGGATTTATTATAATCGCGATATTATTCATGTGTATTTTCATTATAAAAAAAATGTCCCGATAAAATCACCCTGGGTTGCTAAACATTGTATTCCAAGAAAATTTATTCGTGAAACTAGTTATTTTCACGTTGTTCCCGCTTTGATGACTCTTTTATCATATGCTTATAAAGATAATGAAAACAAGTGGTTTTGTCTATTAACCGATTCTTGTGTTCCTATTATTTCACCTGAAGAATTTCGAAAACTTTTTTTTCAACATTCTTCGGAAACTATTTTTCATTGGTACTTTCCAAATTGGAATATACAATATCACAAAAGAGCCAATTTATATAAATTGCCAAGACAATTACATTTGGCAAATGATCCGTGGTTTGTGATGACGAGACTAGATGTTTTTTATTGTTTAAAGTTTATAACGGATAAAAAAGCATTATATAATACTATTTCTCAAGGGATTATTGCAAACGAAAGTATTTTTGCTATTATTCTTTTTTGTTATAATCGGATATTAAATGTAATAAATGAACATTCTTCCATTTGCGATTGGACTAGAAAAACATCTCCAACAAGCCCATATGTATTTAGATTAGAAAATGCAGAATCAGACAAAGAAATAATTACAAAAGCATCTAAAAATAAATATTCAATATTTCTGAGAAAGATTCACTATTCTTTTCCGGATAGTATTATTGAAAATATAATATTTCCGTTTAATCGAACAAAATATACAGAATATCAATTATCAAGTGTTTTATATAGACCAAAAACTAATTGGTGGCCATTCATAGCTATCGCGGGGATTTGCTTGATTATTTGTTTTAGCATTTCCATCTAGTATCACAAGTTAAACAAAGCACAAAGGTTGTCATCGGTTCATCTGCACTACGCGTCTGCAACTGGTAGTAAGTCGTCTTATTATTTTTGCATTTTCTGCATAAAAAGGAGTCACTGGATGCTTCAATGTTTGTTTCATATTTACTTTTATCTCTTAAAATTTTTCTCTGGATCACTTCTTCCCATTTTTCTGCATTCAATTCTTGATGAGTCATAAAAGCAACCTCCTGTGCCTTTAACGTTCCATCCAAAATCTTGCTAATATTTTGCTCCGTCAGATTAAACCATATGGAACGCAGACGATCTGTGTAAATAAGGACAAAGAATCGGTTGTCCCATTTTTTAACTATTTTGCGAGAGGATGATTCTTGAATGGTCCAATTGAAGATTCCCTTTTCAAGATTTTTGGCAGATTTTTCGTCGAGCTTGCCCATCAATTTGGCGATAATGTTTTTACGGAATGCGACTGGGTCTTCGATCTTCATTTTTAATATACTCTTATCAAAATATATTTAAGTTCAATTTTATTTTAATTACTAAAATTGAAAAAAAAATTGCTTATATGAATGAGGTAAAAGATGCCGAAAAAAGATCTAATCACCTACTTGTACGGATACACGAGTTTTATATTGGTGTTTTTCTGTAAACACCGACGCAGAAGATGCGCACGAATGCAAAAATAAAAAAAGATATTGCCTCAAAGACGGGGCTCACTTTTTACAATTATTTAAAATTACAAGTTCAGGGCATAAAATTTGGCATAAAATTTGGCATAAAATTTGGCATAAAATTTGGCATAAAATTTGGCATAAAATTACAAATATATTGTGTACACTACAACTCCATTGACTGTCTTCTTCGTGGCCTGTCCAGTGGCTATACTCTCGTCCAAAAGCTTTCGGGGGATCTGTGCTTCAAACGTCTTATTTATCTTCATGATCTCCATTGCTTCATTCAGTTTTACGACGACAAATGGGTCCAACCAAGGCATTTCTGGGTGCTCAAGTACATATTGAACATAGTCTGGTGTCAAGAGCAAATCCACTGTTATGATAGACTTTACTATATTCGAAGGAAGTTTCAGCGCTAATTCAGGACTCTTCTTCCAAAAGTGCTCGATGACCTCCTTGGCAGTTAGCAACAAATCCGATAATATGTCAATAAGTGTAATAACTTTGTCGTCTCCCTCGTAATTCTGGTACATTCCGGTCATCTCTTCAAAAAGCTTGTCAATCTGCTCGTACGACGCAATGATCAATAAAGGCATCCTCCTGTGAATTGTTTTTATATGTTTATTAATAACAGTAAACGCTTTAATGGCGCCCTTGGTCCGCAAGATAACTGCGTCTCTTATCTTGATTCCTGGCCTAATAACCGGATTGACATTTCCATGAACAATCTTATAAATGGTTGGAAGTGTTATCAAATCATTTGCATTGTTCATATCTCTCCTCGCCAAAAATCGCTCTTCTCTTGTCTCTGCATACAAATCTCGCTCTCTCCACATGTATTCGAAACGTCTCTTTATCTCAATCCTCTCCATAAGTCCAGTATCATAATTTATCTCGCTCGTATTAAAAACGGTTATCTGGGTCTCTCGTCTCTCTGGTAATGGGGCAACAATTTGGTGTGTCATCTCTGTGTAACTGTTTAAAATGTGCAATAGAAATCCTCGGAAAAATGTTTTCAATTTTTTTTGACGCCACTCAAAATTTTGAAAACTTAAAAATTGCCTAATCCATTTGACCAATTTACCTCGAAAATATGACAACAAGAATCATTGTTCAAGAAAACGTCAACCCCTGAAAACAAATCGACAAGTTGTTTTGTAACGGAAACCAGTATTTGATCCTTGTTTAGTTCAAATGCCGGGACATTTGTATTGGTTGGCAATGGGAAAATAAATCCTTCGCTCGCATAATCATACTTTCGCACATCATCAGTAGAGTCAGTCAGATCCTTGATACCATAGTGGCAATAGTTGCAATCGCTCTGGATCGATTTCGCGTCATCCCATAAAAGAAATAAACGATAGTGATTATTGCCCGCTCGATTGGACTCGTCGACTCCTTTGTAAATGGTAGATAAAATGCTAAAAACAACATCTTGAACAAACAAGTCCTTTACACTCACTCCACGCAACTGGTCTGCGACAACAACTGATACAATAACTGCGAATGTGAATGCTAGAAACATATTTGATCTTTTTGAAAAAATGTAATAGAATGATAAAATTTCAATTTTTTATTTTCATACACTATGGAAAAAATTTTCATACACTATGGAAAAAATACCAAAAGAAACACGCGAAAAGGAAAGGGAAAATCGCAAGACGAGCAAAGACTAACAGATTTTTTACTGTAGATGTAAGTGACATTCGAGACAGTGTTGAAACAGATGATTTTGAAATATGTGGGTTTAAAGAAGACGAAACATATATTCTTTCTAATGTAGGGTCTAGTCAAGCAGATAGTGTTGGTAGAAAATTTTGTGATTATGGAAGAGATTACCAAAATTTATGGCACACTCAT